GCTTTTGGTATTGGGGTAACCGCCATTTTGATGGTACTATTCTGGTCGGGTATTGATGGTTTTGGTTTTTCTGTCATACTACTTTCTTTTGATTGTGTACTGTTGAGATAATTCTTCTATGGTCACAGATTGTGATGTATGCCTACCCTTGTCTCCGCAAATCTTGCTGATAACCCCACCCCACAACTCCTCCTCGCTCTCTTGCTTCTCATCCACAAAGCGGAGGACTTTACGGTACTTCATCCCGTCTTTGGGATTTTTGAAGTCCTTTTCGGTTGATGGGAACCAATCGATGTTGTAAACAAAAATGGGATCAATAATGCTTTCCTGATACACCTCCACATACTTCGGAAAGTCGGGTGGGATTGGGTAGGTGCCTTCAATTAAAAACTTTTTAATCAAAGGATGCCTAAATGCTTCATCTGGCAATAAGTGCCAAACCCTCTCCTGATCCTCGAAATAGAGGGCTTCGGAGATGGCTTGGGCCTTTTGCTTTTCGTATTCAGCCTCAATCGCTTCGTACTCTTTGACGGTAGCCGTATATTTTTGGTTAGGGAACTCCGGCATCTCTGCCATACCTATGCCTTTGGCGGTGATTACAATCATCTGTTTCATGGGTTACAGGTTCAGGTTTATCGTTTTGCTTCCATGTCTACTGCATTGTTTGTCCAACTGCTCCCATCCTGAATGAGGCGATATGTGCGCACATTCATGAAGCCAGTCACCTTGAAGTATTCAATTTTGACGCCGTACTTATCAATGTCTTTCAATTTGCCAGAGACATAAGGTTCAAGCGCTGCCGGAATACAGTATGCCAATTCATTCTCAGAAATGTACTCAGCTATAACACCACTAACCATGTTTTGAATGGTGGCTTCCGGTTGATACAACGTTCTGTAAAGTTCTTGGATGTCAGTTATGGAATAGCCCAATGCTACCGTTACCGTAATTGTTACCTTATCCTTGGTTGACATGGTTTGAAGGGGTAGGGAAATGACACGAAGCCGTGTTGTCTGAATATAAAACACGTCTATGAATGGAACCTTAAAATGGAATCCGGCATTCAGTTTCTTTAGTCTACTCCCAAGCCGGACTCTGATAGCCTGCTCCCATGGGGTAATCGTTATCCACCACTGAAAGGGCTTTGATACGAAGTTAAGTATTGCGTCGATGTATGTCATTTTGCTTTAAGGTTTGAGTAGCGGATTTGCCATTCTTCTATTTCTTCCTCATTGTTTTGTTGAGATAGCAAGTGGTTTGCCTCTTCCAGCAGCTCGTCACGCTCTTTGAGCTTGGACTGCCAGTGCTGATTAGCTTCCTGTTCCGCTATCAACGCATTAAAAAGTTCATTCCTCTCTTTGCTTTGATACTTGTACTCGGCGGTAGCTCCGGCTATGTAGCTTTCCCCATCACGCTTATCGGGAGCCTCTAAATAGAACTCGATTGCGTTCTTTTTAATTCTTTCTTCGTATTCTTCATTCATGGCTTCTGTGATTCGTGGTAACGGGTTAGAAGTTCTTTATTTGAAAGTGGGCAATCCCCATCAGGGTCATCCTTCCAATAATAATCGTTATCAACTAATTCTATCTCACTCTGCGTAACAAACCACTGAATAAACCCCAACGCCTGCTCGTCAGCGTACTGCTGGATGAGTTTGGCGGCAAGTGTCTTTTGAAACTCGCTCAAATCCTCTGTGCCATCAAAGATGTTTTCAATCAGTTCTTTCAGTTTCTCGTTCATATCTATTCGGGGGTGACGGTGTCGATTACTTCAAGTACGTTATCAATGGCGGCATTAAATCCTTCGTCAAATTCACCAAAATACCTACCCTTTTTCATTTCCTCAATCGCCTTCCTCAGCGCGGATTTGTAGGCTTCGATGCCTTGCAGGTAATCGTGCATGATCCAGTCCGGAGTTTCCTTATCGGGTGCTTTAGACATATTTTGGGCGTAGTGTAACGCCTCCGCTTGCCACTTCTGCTCTGTAGTCATAGTCTTATCGGTTTTCATAGTTTTACCTTAACAAATTTTAGCCCCGTATCTTTCATCCACTTAGCATCGCATCTAAATGAGTCATCGTTCCATTTCTCGTAAATCCTACGGGCTGTTGCTTTGCTTCTTGCCAATAGCAAGACAAACATTTTGTTTGCCTCATAATCTTTAGGCACAACGGCATAAAATGTTCTTTTCATAGTCTTATCGGTTTAGCTTCCAACAAAATGCACCTTCTCCGGTTACGGGGTCATTCCGCTTTTCCTCCGTCTTGGTCAAAAACTCCGGCGTTAGGGTTGTGATTGACCTCCTGGTATTATTCAGGTGTCGCGGGTGAAAGTTAGGAAATAGCCTTGCCTCTACCTCAAAGGGGGCAAAACTTTCGTTAGGGTGGTTTCGGAAAAAGGTTAAAATCCTTTCCGTTTCGCTACCAGCCCTCACCCTAGCCTCTTTCAAATCGTCTCCCGTCTTGGAGGTGGTGTTGAAGTAAACAAAGTTAGCCGTCTCTGCCGTACTTTGTGGGCCGTTGTGTCTCAACGCCTGAAATAAGTCTAGCTGGTTCATTTGAATAGGCTTAATTGGTTATTTGGCTTAATCCGAAACATCCGCTCGTTTATCAGGTATTCGCAGTTACGCCAATCCAGTAGGTATTTCTCGTGCTGGCTTTCATCTTCCTCTCCTTCCTCAACGTACCAAAGGCCGTATCTGTCCTCCTTTGCCCTGATAGCGTTTTCGGGCAACTTGTCAACCTTCTCGAAAGAATGGAATGTGAACGTATGAAACGGGGCAATTGCTTGTTCCTTCTCCAACCAAGCGACCTCAGCGTAAAAGGATATCCGGCCATCGGATTGAACTTTGACGATATCGCCTATCTCCAATTCCTGACCCTTGCGGTCGTGTAGTGTCAGAATGAAACTCATGCTACCTTTTGTCTTTTGGTCTTGATCTTTATTACCTCTATGTCCTCCGGGGTGAATGCGTAGGCTTTGGTTACTATCTTCCTGACCTTGCCCTTTCTCCTTACCCCTATCCGCTTGGCCCAATAGTTCAGACTCAGTGGGTGAGGTGTCGGAGATGCTAGGGCTTTCTCATCAGTCGCTAGTACATCCTTTTGATTTCGTCTTTCATATTCCCCAGGTTTGTGCCATTGCTTTTGCTATTCCGATATACGTCTTTGATCTTTCCTTTGCCCTGTCCGGACCTGGGGCCATCTTCCAAATCCTTTGCTCCCTGCCTTCGACTATCTCGGTAGGCTCCAGCTTGGGCAAATTGTTAAGCCATAAACAGGTAGCCTTAGTTTCACCGTGTCCAAACTGCCAGGGCTGAATGATCTGGTCGGGCTTGCGGTAAAGCGTGGACATTATACCGATAGGGTTTTCTATTGCCCACTTGCCCGGACGGTTTGCAAACATCATGAAGAAATCAACCGCCGCCTGTTGCCGTCCGTCTTTCCGCTTTTCTTCAAACCACTTCGCCCCGCTTACAGCCAAATCAGTACATGGCGGGAACGCTATTACCAAGTCCCACAGCAAGTCCAATGGATGACCCAAAACCCGTTTAACATCGTCCTGGATATGCCACTCAGGGTGCCCACCGGAACAAGGTAACAGGTCACAGGAATACGCTTCGTGTCCGAGCTTGCGGAACTCAATGCAAACCGCTTGACTTTCCTCACAGGCAACTAGTACCCTCATAACATCTTATTCTTAAAAGCTATGGCCACCAGGTGCGGGGCGTTCTTTGCGTTTAGTTTCTTCATCAGTTTGTATTTGTAGGTTTCAACTGTTTTTATCGTTGCATTAGTCATAAAGGCTATGCTCTTTGTCGTGTAGCCCTCGGCTAACAATCTCAATATCTCTTTGTCTAGGTGTCTCATTAAAATGGCGTGTCAAATGTGATAGGCTTTTGCACTGGCTTTATCTCCATCATGTTCCCTGAGTAGTTCCTGTCTGCATAGTAGCGGTTCCGAATTATGTCAAAGAAAGCCTTTACCTCTCCCGGCCTTCCGTTCAGCTTTTGGTTCTTCATCTTCCAGACCTTAATCGTTACGTCACCAGTATATCTTCCATCCTCCCGGTGGGCCTGAATAGCAAATACACAATCCGACTTATTCCACCACATCGACCCGCCAAAAAGCTGATAGGGTCCAGGGATATCAAAAGCCTCTTTGTCCCTCGGTGTCCTCGGATGCTCAATGCAAAAGAAGATAGCCTTCTCCATGTGGGTGAAGTGAACGAACTTGTTTAGTACGTCCTTCAACTGCAAAGCCATGTTTTCCCCGTCTTCGTTGGTCAGTGAGTTGAACGGGTCCAGTACAAACACCTTGCATCCGTATCCTGTCCGAAGCTGTTTGAAATCCTCAAGGATATGGTCCGGCGTTGGTGAGTCTTCATACTCCACGAAAAAGAACCACTCATTGAGCCATTCAAGGGCCGTGATATACTCTGCCTCGGTACAAACGTCCTTGTAATGTTTGTCGGTTGACTTGCCCAAATAGCAGTGCGACATGGTGGCAATAAACGATTCGACCGGGTACGATTCGGGAGAGTAAAAAGCAACCTTCCTTTTGGATATGTACGCTTGAAGGATTGCCAACTGCAAAACCAATTCGCTCTTACCTGACCCCGGCCATCCGGTCACCGTGTAGAAGTACCCAGGCCTGATCTTCAAATGAGGATCAAGGAACGGAAGTCCCGAAGGCTCCCCGACCTGTGAACCGTTCTTGAACTGGTCCAGCACCCTATCTTGATAATCTTTGATGCGCTTTATCATTTGAAAACTATGTCGTAATCTGTACCGTTTTCTTCGAGCATCTTGGAAATGATCTTGTCGGAATTTGCTGAGGCGGTGAGCATTTCAATTTTCCTTTTGAGAAGCATCTCCCTAAACCTCATGAGCCTGAGGGATTTGATTAGCGCGGGCTTGCTGATGGCCATAGTCTCCAAAGCCTGACGAACTGAGGGTATCTTTACCCCTGTCTGTGAAAGTTCCTTCATGGCTCTTTCGGTGGGTATCTCTGAAAGTATTTTCATGCACTCCTCAAACGGGTCATCCGAGTGATCCTGGGGCGCTTGTTCCGATGTCATCATAAACTGGTGCTTTGGAAGGTTTTGCTTTTGCGATTGTCTCCGCCTGCTTTTCCGGGTCCGTCTCTTTCATCTTTTCGACCCAGTCACAGTTGAGGAAGGACTCGGTCATCTTCTCAATCCTTGTCGGTATAGGCCAGTCCTTGAGCGTGTAGTAGGCTTTCATGGCCTTGAGCTGGGCGGGTATCTCTTTGGGGTCCATCTTTTGCGCCCACTGTCGGACCATCATCCGCACCTCCATCGTATTTGGATTTTTGCGGTTCATGAAAGAATTAACTGTTTGGACTAATACATTAATACTATCATTATCAAGATCATTATGATGGTTATGGTTTGGGTTTGCCTTTGGGTTATCATCTGGGTTTACATCTGGGTTTAGCTTTTTTCCTCTACCCCCTTTTTGGCCGTTTTTTCGCTGTTTATCCCAAAAATTCCTTACCTCCTCCAATTTTGCGTTTTGCCTTTTGCCGGGAGAAACGACTGGAAACTTATCCGAAAGCGAAACCCAAACTGAACCCAACTCAGGCTCGATAAGGGTCAGGGTTTCTAGGTCTTCAGGGAGATAGCCGTGATCGTACTGGTGTATCAGAAGCCCGATATAGACCCCCTTTACGTTGGCTTTCATCCCCCTAGTCCCCCTGATCCAGTCCCCCATCATGAGGGGCATATAAGGCTTTCCCATTTACACCGTAATCCAGATCATGAAAAGCCCTACCCCTAGAATGACCACCACAGCCCCGATAAAGGCTAGGAAAGCCAACGCCATTACTTCGATTGGAATGTCCTGATCTTCTGCTTCCATGCCTGGCCGGAAGTCTCTGATCGCTTGTATTGCCTTGCGGCGTTCTTCAAATTTCATACGTTGTTGAGTTGTTTAGCCCTGGAAGCCAGTTGACGGTTATGTTCAGCCGCTTCGGTAAGGCGTTTGATTAAGTCCCAATTCGGTTTCTTCACCCTGTTTTTCCTTTCCGAGTTCCAAAACAGGTGTTTCCGTATCCCCTCCTGTGAGGTTATCCCGTACTCGCGGCCAATCTTTAGCCTGGTTTCGGGGTCTGTCCAGTAGAGTATTTCGGAGAACATCAGATAGGCAAGTCATCGTGTGAGGGCTTTGAAACTTTCTGCGTGGATAGCATCGTCATTTCCTCGCCAATGATCTCGGTAGTGTACCTGGTTACTCCGTCCTTCTCCCATGAGCGGGTGCGGATCGATCTTACCCTCGACATACACCAAATCCCCCTTGTGTAGATACTTAGCAGCAACCTCAGCCAATCCCCGCCACAGGACTACGTTGTGCCAATCGGTTACCTCTTTCTTCTCGCCTGATTTGTCCTTGTAGGATTCGGAAGTAGCTACCGTGAAATTCACCACCATAGTACCGTTGTCGATTGTCCTTGATTCTGGGTCTTTACCCAAGCGTCCTACTAGAATTGCTTTGTTAATCATTTGATAGTTGGTTTAAAAATTCTCTTGCTTCTTCTACTTTCTTGTGGGCCTTGTCGATGTCGGCCTGGTTACGGTCGATAATCATTTCGATATATCTTTCCTCAAATGGGATGTCATCAAAGACGTTGTTCTTCTCCACCTGTTCACAGGCCTTTTGATAGGCTTCGTCCGTGTCGGGGTCGATTACTCCCATCGTCCACAGGAGTTTTTTCTTCTCGTCCTCGATGAGTTTTAAGGGGGTGTTAACCAAGCAGTACACCAATCGGGCCTGTTGCGCTCCGGTCAGGTCCATGTACGCCTGGAGCTGCCAGTAATACCGTTTATCAAGAGCCTTACCTAACTGGCCGTAGAAGGAAAAAATACTCCATGATGTTTTCAGGTCAATGATAACCGATGCCGAGTTGATGGACTCCCCGATGTATAGGTCGGGTGTACCGATAAACCACTCATTCTCAATGGTTTCTTTGTTCTTCTCGTACACGGTTTTCTTGACTACTGAATACAGGTCGATAGAGTCCTCCTCGGCCAGTATGCCCTTTTCAATGTATTTGTTGGTGATGTCTTTTACCCGTCCGTACTTGCGCTCAACGTAGCACTCAAGCATATAAGACTTTGCTGTTTCGCCCCATTGGTCTTTCGTGCGGGATTCCGTCATGAGCAGTCCTAGACTGGACGGGTGGAATTTGTAATCGTTGAACATCACTTAACCCCGTTTACCAGTTGTTTCCGTTTCTCTAAGCGGTCAATTATTTCCATGTCGGGCTTGAACTCCAGGACATCCTTACGGTTCAGGTCAGACCCGAAGATTTTGCCGAAGTGGTGGCAAGCGTCTTTGATTGCAAGGGTCTTGGCTATTGGCAGGGCCATTGAAAGCGCACCGCTATTGATGTTGTCAGAATTAAAAGGTACTTTGATGTTCATCTCCTTTTCTTCCTCTGTCCTTTTTCGGAGTTGTAATTCGGTTGCTCCAATTCCGTCATGGTATTCCATCTGACCCGTTACCGGGTTTAGGTAGTGGATTCTTACGACCACATACACCCCGTTAAAAGCCGTCCCCTCTCTGAGGACTTCAATCTTGTAGGACTTGAAAATCTTTCTTAGAAGGTACTCCACCTTGTCAATCGGCAGGTACTTGTGGCCCTTTACATAGGGGTGTTCCTTAATCCAGGTAGCCGGGGGTGGGGTGTTGGTGATGATGTTGAGAGCCTCCATCTGCGGGGCTTCTTCTACGCCCTCAAACAGTTGGGCGATGGTTGGGAGTTTAGTCTCCTGTTTGGGGGGAATAGTATTCAGTTCTGAATTGGGTTTCATGGCTTTTGGTTTATTCCTGTATGTCGAGTGAGCGATACCATGCTTTCTCGGCTTGATCGTCTTCGTATTCTTCGATGAACTGCATGGCATCCTTTATGTCTTTGACGGGTTCATCCTCGTTAATAACCACATCCCTATCCATGTCGTAGATGTAGATGTCAACCCCGTTGAGGTCGTGTTGCAGGTCGTAGCGTTTGGCGTATCTCATGGCTCGGTTTGGTTGAGTTTATTTCAGTTTCGATCTTATAGAGTTTCTTCACCTTCATCCAGATATCGTGGTTGTCTTTCGGCCCCAGGATTTCCAGTACGTCAAGGATGGCTGAGTTGTACCCGTTCTCGCGGACTAACTCAATGGTTTCTTTGTCGGGGATCATAGTGCTTTGATTTTCTCAATGATGGCTTCTGTCAAATACTTTCGGCAGATGTCAGCCGTTGCCTTTTGGTTCGCTTGTTTGGCGGCGGCATAGGCGGCGGCATCGGCGGCATAGGCGGCGGCATCGGCGGCATAGGCGGCGGCATCGGCGGCATAGGCGGCGGCATCGGCGGCTCTTAACTCAGCGTCCGTAGCATTTCCTTCACCGTACCTAATGGCAACCTCTACCGCCTTGCGGCTAAGTTCATCCTTCATCAAATGAAGCACAGTAGCCGCACAATGACCCTTCGCTAAAGTCAACAACCGAAAGTCAACATCTACCTTTTTAGCAAGCCACAAAAGCCAGTCCCCACGATGGCAGGTATTTATTACTTCCTCAATGGTCTTGCCTTTAGCCCATACACGGGCACCTTCACAGGCACCGAGGTCAATCAAAATTTGGTCTAATGTTTTCATAGGTAAGTCTCAGGATAGCCGCCACGTTTAGAGAAATAGGAACCGGGATGCCAGTTACGTTCATCCTCCCTGCGCTCTGCCGCCTCGTGTTCGTCTTGGATGATGTCGATAGTGTCTATGCACTCCTTGATGGTTTCCTCGTCACAATGGTCAAGGACACGGCCTTCGGGTGTGTAGATCGTGAACGGTTCACTTCCGTAGGGTTCGTCTGTGATGGTGTACCCGCGATGGGTAGCTAAAACGGTGGGTCTCATAGTTCGCGGCGTGTTGATAGGGAGTATCTCATTATCCAATTAAGTTTTGAAGGGCTATCACTTTTGCGCTATGTTCGATGCGGCGACCATTACAAGTATCCCAAGTCTCCAATTGGTGAAGTCTTTTGCGGAATTGTTTTTCGGTTTTTAACGTAAGGGCATAGGCGGCTTGCCATGACTCTACCATTTTCTGAAATTCATCGTTGGGGTGAAATTGTGATTCTGTCAGTTGCTTTTTCATGGCTTTGGTTTTTGTTGTGCGTTGATTACATGAGCAAGGTACACTAATAATTTTATTAGTCAAACTTTTCCCCTATTTTTTTTATCCTTTTTTTATACTATGTTTGCCTCATGCTTGGAAGAAAACCGAAATACGACGTAAAAAGCCTGCAAATTGGCCAAAAAATGGCCCTCAAGGGTATGGCCAAAAAATTCTCCAACCAGTACGTTTATTCCTTCAACCAACGGGGGCCGGAAAAATACCGCCGTTTGGTGGAGGGGAAAGAGGTATTCGTGGAGCGTGTCGCATGATGCCCCTGGAATGTAAGGTTCCCGGATGCGGGAAGCGGACTGAAGGAAAAACGGGTCTTTGCGCCTCACACAATCGCGCAATGAGGAAGATCATCACCACCCCGATTAAAAAGGTGGGGGACAAACTCAAAAAGGACCTGACCGCCTACGCCGAGTCGCGCCGGGTGTTCCTTCAAAAGAACCCGCGTTGTGCTGTTTACCCCTCCCAGCGCGCTACGGAAGTCCACCACATGGCCGGGAGAACCGGCAAGATGCTCATGGATCAAAAGTACTGGCTGCCCGTCTGCCGCTCGGCTCATGTGAAGATCACCACCGACAGCAAATGGGCCATTGAAAACGGGTATAGCCTGCCCCGAACAACCAAAACCCAAGAAGAATGAAATCTTTTGCAAAACGCCGGCGCATCATCAACGCCCTTCAAACCTTCCGCCCCGGCATGGAAGAGGAACAGGAGGAAGTCAGTGCCGAGTTCTTGATCCTGATCTTTCTGGCCTTTGTCGGCTTCGGCCATCTGGTAGTATATTTCGGCATGTGGGTAATCTGGATGACTGCCGTATGAAGATCACCCGCTTTGAGCAATTCGTCGAAAAGGTGGTGCCCTGGTTCATCGCTGTGGCTCTCAGGCCAACGTCATCAAGCCCGACAAGACAAAACACGCGCAATTTCGCTAACTTGTCGGCTTAAACGGCAACCTATGAGGAAGATAGACATCGTTCGTCAGGCGGTCGAAAAGTTTCCCAACACGGCGAAGAAGACAATCGCGAACTACATTTTCAAACACAACCCTGGCCTGTTTAAGGATCAGGAGGCGGCACGGAGATACGTGAGGGGCATCTGTGGAACCGCAGGCAACAAAAACCCCGACTCTTTTAGCTTTTCCTTTCCTCAACCGAAATGAGGTAGAACGTCCAGCAGAACCCGTCATGCTCTACGGTGGCCGCTCCCAGGTTCCAGCGATTGATCGGCAGCCACTTGGGGTGTACCGGTACACAAAGCGATAGACGGCTATAAAAAGGTTACAATCGGAAAAATGTAGTAAATTTACGCCCAATGACCGAATCAACCCCCATCGTTGACGTTTGGCTCCCCCACGAGGAAGGATACCCGCCAGACTGCCGGATTCCGCTCCAAAGTATCCGGATATGGATACCCCGACAACGGACAGCCCTGCGGTTCAACAAACGTGAGGAGGGCCTGCAAGACTACAAAGGACTCCCCTGGACGGTGTACTTCCGCCGGCGCAAAGAGGGGTTCATGATTTCACTGCAATGAGACCAAAGGCCACATTAAACCTTCCCGACAAATGGGAGGACGCGATACTCGACATCTACCGCGAAGGCGGATCGGACGTTGAAGTAAAGGCGTGGCTTTTCGAGAAAAGGGGCTCATTCTCAAACGATTTGTGGGATCGTTGGCTCAAAGAAGAACCAAAGTTTTCGGAAACCATAAAAATAGGAAAGCTGCTTTCTGAAGCCTGGTGGACCAAAAACGGGCGCGAATGCCTGAAGAATCCCAGGTTCAACTATACCGGATGGTACATGAACATGAAGAACCGTTTCGGGTGGCGCGACAAGCAGGAGGTCCAGCACAGTATCACCGAAGGCCAACACTTCAAGATTGGTGACACCGTCATCCAGTTCTAACGTCATTTTTGAGCCCTACCCGAAACAGCTAGAGTTTATCGAAGCTGTTTTCTCCGGGAAATATTCGTTCCTGTGCTACGGCGGGGCAATGGGCGGAGGTAAGTCCTACGTCTGCCTAGCGATCGCTATCCTACTGGCCAAAGTCTACCCCGGCTCTATTTGGTGCGTGATTCGCGAATCGCTCCCCACCCTGAAAAAGACCTCCCTGGCCACGTTCATGAAGGTCTGCCCCAAGCAGTTCATCGCCGGCTACAACCAACAGGACCAGACGGTAACTTTCACCAACGGGTCGAAAATGCTGTTCATGGCCGAGGACTACGCCAACGACAAGGATTTCGACCGGTTCAAGGGCTTGGAGGTATCGGGCTTCATCCTGGAACAGATCGAAGAACTCAACGAGGGCCTTTTGGACGTTTGTTTCATCCGGGCCGGGCGTCATAAGCTGCCCAAGCAACCGCCGCCCCTGGTGATCGCCAACGTCAACCCCACGCTCATGTGGCCCAAGGCGAAGATTTACGACGCCTACAATTCGGGCACCCTCCCCCCGGATTGGTTCTACCTGCCGGCCAAGATCACCGACAACCCTGCTTTGTCCACCGACAACGCCTACATGGACCGGCTCAAGAACCTGGACGCGCTGACCTATCGGCGGCTGATCGACGGGGACTGGACGGCCTTCGCGGTGAAATCTCCGTTCCTGTACTCTTTCTCGATTGCCAAGCACGAAATCGAGTCCTACGCCCCGAATCCAAACCTGCCGATTATCATCTCGTTCGACTTCAACAAGGACCCCATGACGTGTCTTGTCGGGCAATCCCTGGACCTGCGGCATCTGTGCATTTTTGACGAACTCAAGATCGCCAACGGGTCCACCCCGGAACTATGCGAAATGATCGTGGCCAAATACCCGCGCTGGCTGGGTCAGATTTACGTCACCGGGGACGCTTCAGGTCATTCACGCTCCCCCCTGGTACGCGGGGGGGTGAACCACTACATCATCATCAAAAAGGCCCTGGGGATAAAGGACGGGCAGTTTTGGGTCCGCAAGCAGAATTTAAGCCATATAAACTCGCGGGTCCTTTGCAATAGTGTCCTGCAAAATGCTAATTTTACTATTACCAAAAACTGCAAGGAAACGGTGGCTGACTGTGTATATGCCTCGGTGGACGAGGAGGGGGAACTGATTAAGACCGTGAAGGAAGGCCGCCACTTTTTCGACAACGTCAGGTATATGATCGACGCCAAGTTCCCGGATTTCATCACCAAGCCGCAGAAATACCAATGATTTCAATAGTTGAAAACCGCGACTGCATGGAGGCTATGAGGGAGTTCCCTGATAAATACTTTGAGCTGGCCTTTGACTTCTGGGGTTACGAGTTGGACAAGGAGTATTTTGATGCAAGCGTAAAGAGATTTGAACAACACAAGGCACAATTAAACCTATTCAAATGAACCAACTCCCCCTTTTCGGTTTCCGCGACATGAAGCCCAAGGCCAGGGTCCCCATCAGTCGGGAGCGGATCGAGGAGGCAAAGAAACTGTTTCAAGGCGGGGACATTAAAGGATCGGTTGAGGTGTTGCGGGAAGTTCGGTACAAGTTGGAAGCCTACTGCGCGAGGATAAACTCAAAGCCATGAACATCATCGCCTGCGGCCCAACGGGCTCAACATGGAACGGGGAAGGTGGCTCCATCGGAGTCAACGACTGCGAGAAGTTCGGCAATAAGGTCGCCTCGCTCGTTGTGGTAAACTCCGACTTTGAACTGCCGCGTCTTCAAGTCATCAAGAACACCGTTGCCCCTGCGGGGTTTTACTCCCAATTGACCTATTGGTGCAATCAGCCCAACTACAAGCCACTGCCCCCCATGAAACGATTTAAGGGACGGGAGAACAAGACCGAAACCGGCTGGGTGTATTCTTCGCGGACTTCGCCGTTTATCGCTATCTCCCTGGCTGCCTACTTGGGGCACAATGAAATCGTCCTCTACGGGGTAGATTTCGAGGCTCACCCGATAGTTTCCGGGGAGCGGTTGGTGCGGGAAGTTGACGCCTACAAAAAGCTGATTGACTTCTTGCATATTCGGGGCGTTAATGTATTTTTGTCAGCCGACTACGGGGCGTTAAAAGGATTTGTACCTGTGAAAAAGTGAAATTCTGCACCATCACACCTACGCGGGGGGACCGTCCGCAATTCCTTGAGTTCTGCAAGCATCAGCTTTCGCGGATGCACGTCAAGCCGGATCACTCGTATTTCATCGACTACCCGCCAACCGGCACCGACTTCGACCTTGTCGCGCGCGTGCGCAAGGGGATAGAGCAAGCCAAGGCCGACGGCTTCGAGCGGTGTTTCATCGTGGAGGACGATGACCATTACCCGGCAGACTATTTCCTCATCATGCCGGAAGCTGATTTCTACGGCGACGACCATACGATCTACTACCACCTGGGCAACCGGACTTGGCAGGAGTGGAGTCACCCGCGCCGGGCATCGCTGTTTACAACCGGGTTCAAAATATCGTCCCTCAACGACTTCCAATGGATTCACGACAATGAGCGGTTCCTGGATATCAGCCTTTGGAACTACGCGGTAAAGGAGAAGAAACCCGTATTCTGGCGGCAATCCAAGGCGGTAGGCATCAAGCACGGGATCGGGCTCTGCGGTGGCAGGGGCCACGTTCAGCGCAACAAATACCAGGATCAGGACCTTTCATGGCTCAAGGCCCACGTTGATACCGAGGCTTTCACGTTTTACTCAACCCTGAAACTGAAATGAGGCCCCTCACCGAAAAAAGAAATGAAGTCCCTCCCTCCTGGGAAGTGGTACGTCGAAAAGACCGAGCGCGGGGTCTACGTGCCAAAACCTAAACCCAAAATGTATGGTAACCTTCCTGCTTCTGCTATTGATCGCCTCAATGTGGACAATGGGCGTGTCCGCTCTGTTTCAGGAGGACATGATCCTGGAAAAGCTGGGACAGTGGCAAGACGAAAACATTCCGCTTTGGCTCAACAAGCCTCTTTGGCGTTGTCCGCCTTGTATGGCTTCTTTTCACGGGTCGGTAATTTACTTGCTCGTCTTGGTGGGCGAATACGGTCTTTGGCTTTGGGTGCCGTTCGTCATTTGTCTGGCCGGGCTTAACTATGTCATTGTGAACCGATGACACTGCTTTCCCTCCTCATCCCCACCACTCCGGACCGGGCCGAATCATTGGACCGCTTGGTTCAGTCGTTGACCAAGCAAATCCTACACGCCGGGGCAATGGATCAGGTCAAAATCCACACCCTCGAAACCCCGAAATGGGACAAGGCCAAACCCATGCGTGAGCATTCTATCGGCTACAAGAGGAACCGCCTATTGCAGGCTGCCGAGGGTCTTTACGTGGCTTTCATCGACTCCGACGATCGGGTGGCATTGGACTACGTTGAATTGTTACTTGAAGGTATTGACAAGGGGCCCGATTGCTGTTCGCTCAACGGGATCATCACCGAGGACGGCAAAAACCCCTTGCGGTTCCAGCACTCGATCCGGCACAATGCCTATGTAACCTGCCCAGATGCCGAGGAAATCCGATACCTCCGCTATCCGAACCACCTGAATTGCATCCGCGCCGACATCGCCAAGCGATTCGAGTTCCCCGAAACCATGCACGGGGAAGATACCGACTGGGCTACCCAACTCCACCGCTCGCGCCTGCTCAAGATCGAGTACGACATACCCGAAATCATCTACTACTACGATTACATTTCCAACAAATGAAAAAACTACTCATCATTGCCTTTTTCGTTGCGGCTTATCCCTGGTGGATACTGCCAATTGCCCGGTTCATTCTCAGGTTCTTTTGCCCAGTCTGCTGATGAATCGCGCGATCTCTTATAGCCTCTTTGGCTACAACCGCAAGACCCCGGACAACTGTTTCGAGTTTGCCACTTATATGCGTGGCCTACACATCGCGATCCGCTTCAACCGCATCCTGTACCCCGGCTGGATCACGGTGGTAAATGTGGACCATTCCACCTATAACAGCGAGTACAAGGAGATATTCGACTGGCACGTCCACACCGGCCACCTGCGGGTCAACCTATGCCCGGACAACGAGCCGCTTTGCCTGGCGATGCTGTGGCGCATGAAAACCGTTTTCGATTATGCCCATCCCCAATGGAATTGGTCCCACGTCATCATGCGTGACCTGGATTCGATCGCCACCTTCCGCGAGGTTCAAATGGTCCAGGAGTGGGTCAACGAGGACAAGACCATCCACTGCATCACCGACTCGGTTTCCCACAATATCCCCATGATGGGGGGAATGATCGGGATCAGGCCGGCGCATTTCGCCTCGAAAACCGGCATCCATTCATGGGATCAACTCCTGGCCTTCGACAAATCGATCGACTTCTCGGTCAAGGGATCAGACCAAACCTTCCTGAACCGGGCCATTTACCCCAAATGCGCGGATTCTTCGACCGAACACTTCATAAAGGGCATGGTCCACAACCTCCCGGAGGGCAACGGGCGGCACTACCGCGTGAATGAGGACCTGCCCATCGGGGTAGACGAACGCTTCAAGGAAACGAACCTGCTTTGCGGCCATGTGGGGGCGGCTGGGTACTACGAGGCCCCGACGATGAAATTCCTGCATTATGCTGATCCTTATCGGGAGGAATATGTAGATTTGGAAAGACGCAAGCAGTTTCAAAGGCTCTTTTACTGGGCTCACGGATGATACACGAGGCCGAACATTGGAGGACTACCGACAGCAAGGGGCGCACGATGCCCTGGTACACGCGCGAGTGCTGCAAGTGGCTTGATGGAAATGCTTCGCTTGGTACGTTCAAAGGGCTTCGCGTTTGGGAATGGGGCGGCGGCCTTTCGACGCTTTGGTATCGGGCCGTCGGGGCCGTTGTTTCCGGTGTTGACTCAAGCCAGGACTGGGCTAATTTGTCCGGGCTTTTGTACGTTGGAGAAAAGCAATCATACATTTCATCGATTTCCACTTTTGGCCCTTTCGACCTGATCTGTATCGACGGAGACTACCGCGACGAGTGTTTCGTATATGCCGTCAATAACCTGGCCATTGACGGTACGATCATAATCGACAATTGGAAGCAGGCAAGCGCGGGGTGGCCCGATTGGCCGGATACCGAGCGACTGATCCGTGAACTGAATTTGAAAGTCACCGAGTACCCACAGGCCGGGCATCCGGATTGGGTAACCATAACCGTACAGCGATGATGAAAGACCCCAAAGTCCAGATTCCCCTAAACATGACCAAGCAAGTCGTTTGCAAAGGTTGTGGGGGTCAATTGTTCAACGTCATGCACGCGGTAAGGATTTACCCCGGCGGGATTCTCACCGGAGGGGTTCCGGCCACCATGACCGAGCAGGTATTCGTCTGCGGGGCCTGTGGCGTTCCGGTGGACATCGCCGATTATATCACTACCGCACCACGCGACGAAATGAAAATCATCAAGGCATGAAAAAGTTTGTCATCCTTTCCACAAACTGGAATCCGGATTATTTGTACTATACCCCCCTGGTCGTTTGGGCCTGGCGCAAGTTTGGATGGACTCCGGTGGTGTTCTACGAGGGTGAATTGACGGAGGCCGCAAAGTTCACTTTCAAGATTGCCGGAATTACCCCTATTCTTTTGAATCCCCAGGATGGCTACCGGTCGGACACCATCACGCAAGTATCGCGGCTTTACGGGGCCTGTGTTGTCCAAGAGGGCTACCTCATGACTTCCGACATTGACATGATCCCGCTTTCGGATTACTGGAAGTTTGATCCTTCTGACATCACCATCTGGGGCCATGACCTGACCGACTTCACCCATTACCCGATTTGCTACATCGGCATGACCGCCGAGCGGTGGCGCGAGGTGATGGGCCTGTCCTCCTCGGATTTCAATTCCCTGATCCGGCGCGACCTTGACACACTCCCGCAAGCCAAAGACCCGGATTTTTACAAGTACTGGTTTTCAGATCAGGACCTAATCACCACACGGATTGATTCGACCGAGTTCCAAAAGAAGCACATCCACCGGGGGCAATATCCGAACGGGTTTGCCGTTGGCCGGGTAGATCGCGGCGACTGGAAACTCCAACACGCCCAATTCATCGACTGCCACGCCTTACGGGACGTTTACAAGCACTCTGACACGGGGGTCATGAACATTTCACGGACCATGCGAATGCTAGACCGTATATGGCCGGAGGAATCATTCCAATGGCTCATAGACTTCACGCGGGAATACCAAAAACTGGCAAACAATGGATAACCTCGTTTTTTGCTCGGTAGCCTTTGGCAAGGAGTACGTCCAGCAGCAGGCACGCCTTCGGGAGTCGATCCGGAAGTTTTACCCCCAGGCGAATTTGCTGTTTTACACCGAAGAACTACCCCCCGGCTCCAGGCCTTTCCTTGACTCACTGTATGGGTTCAAGCCACACCTGGCCCAGGAGGCACGGAAACGGGGCTACAAGCGCATAATCCTACTTGACCCTGCCATGATACTCACCGGGAAGATCGACGGCGTATACGACCGCTATTCCGTTGTAGCGGCCAAGGACACCTCGGTCCTTTGGAATGTCACCTCCCACCGGGCGGCGGACTACTTCGGGACTACGCGGGTAGAAATTAAAAATAAGGGCTGGCACCTGGTTGGGGGGAGTTTCTACTACTTCAACCTTGACACGGCTACGGCTGGGACCGTTCTGGATAGGTGGCTAGCGGCTGAGAAAGCCGGCATTTTCGGCAGTCAGCAGGAGGCGGCAAGCGAACAACTTCAGGGGCACCGGTACGACGAGACCATCATGGCCCTTTGTATGTATCAGGCAGGAATTGAACCGCAAGACCCGGACCAAATCGGGTATTGCATAAGCGAGAATAGCGTATGGCAGAAGCGACATTTCAAGTAATCATTCCGGGCTGGATCACCCGCATTGGCGATAAACTGGTAATTTGTACCAGTGGTCACGCATACCCTCCCGGCGTGCTGATTATCCCAAATGACAAAAGCTACAAGCGTTTCATCAAAAACACATGGTATGATTGAAGTCATTGCAGAGCATTCCGTCGATTTATCCCTGCTCCCGGAGAAGGCAAACGTCCTGGACCTTGGATGTCGTGGCTTTGCTTTTACCCACGCTTTACGCGAACGCGGCCACCACGTCGTGCCCATCGACATCGACCGACTCCACGACGGGCAAGCCTATTACCAGTGCGCTATCTCGGATTTTGACGGGCGCGTGGCTATCCTCAAATCATCCGACCCGCAGGCTACCCGAATCGATCCCGACCGCGAGGGAACGGTGCCATGCTATACGCTTGCGACCCTTTCCGGCAATTTCCTCAACAAAGGCCAGATTTGGGACCTCATCAAGATGGACATCGAGGGGGCGGAGTACCAGGTCATCATGAGCATGGAAAAAGCCTGGGCCAAACAACTCAGCGTAGAATTTCATTGCCACACCGGACATATCAACCAGGCGCAGATGAAGCAGATGGAGAACAAACTCAAAAACCTTGGGTATAAGTTCGCCTCTCATTCACAAAGCCAGCAACACGGGGCGGGCTGGAATTATTGGGACTCCCTTTTCATCCTGAAATGATCCACGCTTTCAACTTTTGCGGGCAACGCGACCGGCAGCTTGGCGACCTTATGGAAACCACCTTGCGAAAATACGCAGGGAAGTTCCTGGGGTCATTCACGCAGCGCGACATGGACGCGGCAGGATACGGCAACGGGGCAGGATGGGAGGCGGCGATGCTGAAACTCGACGTCATGCGTTGGGTAGTAAACAAGAAGAAAGTCAAGGATTCGGATTGGGTTCTTTCCATCGACTCGGATGTCGTTTTCTGTTCTTCGGAGATATTCAGCTACATCAGGATGCTTGAACTTCTCACCTATGAAAAGTCGGGGATTGTCGGGATCATGCAGGTTGGCCCATTGGCTAAGTGCAAGATGGGCGACCTTTACAACTTCTCAGGCTGTTCAATCTACCTGCGCGGGAACATTGCCAGGGCAATCACTTCGCTTTCCCCTGAACGACTGACCGAAGTTCGCGGGGAGTTCAAGGAGTTCGTGATCTGCGAAAACGAGGATGTGGTAATCAGTTACCTTGCCCAATCGGTAGGGGCCGCTCCGCGCGCGCTACCAAATCATTTGTTTCATTCAGACTACGGTTTCGAGCATGACATAAAAGCCGGGACGCTTTGCTCGTTCTATCATTTGAACTACGGCGGCATGACCCGATTCATGGACACTGAGGTAACCGGTAAATGGGACATCCCGAAAGTATTGAGGCGTAAAAAGGTGATTTTATGATTGTTGGACGTGGTGACGTGGCAAAAGTGTTAATAGACCGACCCGGCGCGCTGTTCTTTGCCGCCGGGGTGTCAAATAGTTCATGCACTGATCGGGACCTTTTCCGATTGGAGAAGCACCTGCTTTTGGAGCAACCCAAAGACCTGTGCCTTTTCTATTTCGGGACGATTTCCATGTACTACAAGTCAACGCCGTACACGATCCACAAGGCAAACATGGAACTGCTAATCAAATCCAATTGGGTCAATTACAACATCGTCCGGCTGGGCAACATCTCTTGGGGGAGCAATCCAAACACCTTTTTGAACTACATTCGTGGGAAAAAGGAACGCGGGGAGCCTTACGAGGTTCTGGATGAATACCGGTATATGATCGACGAGGACCAATTGAACCTGATCTGTTCGTCCCTCCCGCTTCATGGGCAGAACGAAATAAACGTGTTCGGCAGGATGGCAAAAGTAAAGGACCTGATATGAAAAAAGAGGACTTTCTCAAAGATGTTGCCAATTGGGACAATCACCGAGTATTCCTTTGGCAAGCCCTTGAAGTAACCACCGGCGAAGTTATCGAGATGGGCATGGGCGACGGGTCCACGCCATTCCTTCACGAGTATTGCAAGGATTCCAGGCGGAAGCTATTCAGTTACGAGGGTAGTTTGCAGTGGGCCATGAAATACCAGGAGTTGATAACCGACGGCCACCGCGTTCTGCACGTCCATAATTGGGATGATGTAAGCCTTCGCCATCCATCCCCGGACGTTGTTTTGATCGACCACGCCCCCGGCGAACGGCGCAAGGTAGACATTGAGCGGTTTGCCAATTCGGCCAAAATTATCGTTTGCCACGATACCGAGCCGGCGGCGGATCACGGGTATCAAATGCGGGCCATCCTTGGCACGTTCAAGTACCGGAAGGACTATCAAACAATAGGGGCATGGTCTACGGTGGTTTCCAATTTTATCGACGTCACAAAGTTTGAAATATGAAAATTTCCCTCCTTCACCCCAGCCGGGGCCGACCAGTCAAGGCGGTAGTCACAGCCAGAAAATGGATTTCACAGGCAGGCGTTGAACTTGAACACGTTTTCAGTCTCGATGAATCCGACTACACACACAAGTCGTATCAGCAGATTGACAAACTCCTGGTCAATCCAAACGATTGCGTTGTCCAGGCAACCAACCACGCGGCGGCAGCATCGACCGGGGACGTGCTGATTTACTTGTCGGACGATTTCGACTGCTTCCCGAACTGGGGCCGCGTCATTACTGAAATCTGCTCCCGCTATACGGGGGAGTATATGGTCAAGGTAGATGATGGCCTGCAACGCTTTGAAAATACCGTTCTTACCATCCCGATCATGTCGCGAAAATTGTACGAGCGGCTGGGGTACTTCTTCCATCCCGACTACAAATCGATGTGGGTAGACGTTGACCTGTACTACACTTGCGCACGTATGCGCCCGCGTGACGGGGAGGGTCAAATCCTCAAATTTCACAAGGAAATCAGGTTTCAGCACAACCACTACTCGAACGGGAAAACCAAGAAAGATGATACGTACACCCGATCCGACGGATTCTGGAACCAGGGCAAGGAAGTACTGGCGCGAAGGAGGGCCGAGCATTTCCGTTGAAACTCGCGGCAATATATAACGCTTGGGGCGACTGCCAGGACCTTCTCCGGAAGTCCATTGTGAACATTTGCCCGGTGGTTGACCTGGTGATCGTCATTTACTCCACCCGCAGCAATCGGGGCGAGGAAATGGAGTTTTTACAGGAAGTCAATGATCCAAAGGTGGTCTATGTGAACGTGGAGCCTATCCGCCACTTCTCCCCGGCGCAGAATGAAACCATGAAGCGCAACGCCGGCCTTGATTACGCGCGCGCAAACCTTTGCACCCACTTCCTGGTCATGGATTCCGATGAGTTCTACCTGTGCGCCGACGTTGAACTGGAGAAGCAGCGCATTGAACGCGAAAACCTGAACGGATTGGTTTGCGGGCTACGGGTCTACGTCAAAAAGCCGACCCTATGGTGCGAAGATCATACCCTTGTGCCGTTCATCCAGAAATTGACCCCGGAGGTGAGCCTTGGCGATTATCGTCATTATCCATTCACATACGATAAAGACCGCCGGTGTCACATAGACCCCACTCGTCGCCCGTCACACGTTAGCCGGATCGGTTGGAGTGATGTAGTAATGCACCATTTTTCCTATGTTCGCAAGGATATGGATTTGAAGATAAGAAATTCAACGGCCAACCTGGAACGCTCGCGCGATGTGATTGCCAAGGAAATGATAGAAGCCCGTCCGGGGTGGATGTCGTTATTGTATCACCGGGAACTGAAGGAGTGCGAAGATATTTTCAAAATCAAAGGGGCCGGTCCACCCAATTGAAACCGGCCCCCCGTTAACCGTTAACCATCCTTAATGGAAGCGCAAAGCAAAGATATGAAAAACCCCACAAAAAAGCCAAAAAAGGTAATTTCCGACAAGGTAATGAACCTTTACCACCCCAAAATTGCCAAGGACATCGAGTTTGCATTCGAGGCCGGCGGGGTGAAATACTACTGTTTCCGGGCCGATTCCGACGTTCGCTACGGTAGGTATATCGTTTTGCAGGCTTTCCTCCAGGAGTACCACCTGCGCGTCGATTTGGACACGCTCAGGGCCAATATCAAGAAAATCAAAGGCTGGCTGAACCCCCCGGTCAACAAGGACGGGCAGGGCACCTTGCAGCTTGGGAAAGCCCTGGAATTGCTCGAAATCATGGAACAGAGGGCAAATATCGCTTTTGAGCCGGATACCGTGTACCGCCTGGCGTCGGTCCTGTACTTCGACGATACCGAGATTTTGAGCGGCTACGACAAGAAATACAACGAGGAGAAGATCGCCCGGTGGAAAGAAACCGAGACAGTAGATTTTTTTTTTCACAAACTGTTCAGAGAATCAACTCGCTTGATGGTTACATCCAGAGAAGATTTACTAAATTATTTGCGCCTCGTTCCCGCTCTAACAAAAGGGTGGAATACGATGGAAGGCATCCTCTCGCAGTGATGCAGGACTACCTGGATGGGAGGTATGAGGAAGTCAAAATTCTCGCTAACTTTGACGTTGAAAAGGAACCCGCCTTTTACGAGATGTCCGTCTACGAGTTCTACTTCCATCTCTGGGTAAAGTCCAACAATGGCGAAAAAAATAGTTAATGTCGTCTACAAGGTAGACTCCAAAGAACTCGACGCGGTAAAAAAGTCCCTTCAATCAAATCAGCAGGAGGCCAAGAAGTTCGACGACTCCCTCAAAAAGGTTGACAAGACGGCCAAGGACACCGGGAAGGATATGCAAAAGTCCTTCCTTGATTTCAAAAACATCCTGGCCACCATTTCCTTTGTCGGTATCCTGTCGGGGCTGACTTCGCTGGGCAAGAAAATATTCGATCTTGGCGTTCAGCAGGAGCAGTTGAACATCGCATTCACCACCTTCCTCGGATCGGCTGAGAAGGCCAAGAAACTGATGGCCGAACTCACCAAGTTTTCCATCATTACCCCCTTCACACCGGAGCAGGTCAACAAAGCGGCCAAGACGCTCCTGGCTTTTGGCACCCAGGCAAAGGACATCATCCCGACGTTGAAAATGATCGGCGACGTATCGGCGGGAACCGGGAAGGACCTTGCAGAAATGGCGGTGATCTTCGGGCAGATTCAATCCACAGGGAGGCTCATGGGTCAGGACCTGCTCCAACTCATTAACGCCGGATTTAACCCCTTGCAGATCATTTCAGAGAAAACCGGCAAGAGCGTCAAGGTATTGAAGGAGGAAATGGAAAAAGGCCTGATTTCTTTCGACATGGTGAAACAGGCTTTTAAAGACGCTACTTCCGAAGGTGGGCTGTTCTTCAATCTCATGGAGAAACAGAGTCAATCAGTTGGGGGTAAAATTTCCACCATTGCCGGAAATCTTGACGAGGTGATGAAGGCCATTTTCGCATCAAATACCGGCATCATCAAGGACTTTGTCGATATACTGGAAGATGCAACGGAGGGCCTTTTGTTCTTCTTTGAAACGGCAGATCAAAAGCAAACCAAATACGAGCAGTCAGTCATTGAGCGATTTGAGGCTTCCGGTCTTTCAATAGAAAAGGAAATAGAAATACAGGAGGGAAGGATTAAGCAAAGGCAGGCCGAAATTGAAAGCTATCTTGATATGGTCAAGAAGTTCGGCGAATCGGCTGGCGTAACCCCTGACATGATAAGCGCGCGCGAACAAGAAATACTTGTCATCAAGCGCGAACTTGCCGTAATCGAAAAACTCAGGAAAGAAAAAAATCAAGAGGCCGAAGACGCAAGAAAAAATGCGCCGCCTCCGATGAAAATAACCCCATCGGAAGACAAAGACCTTTCATTCTGGAAGCCAATCAGCGACGATGCTGTTTTGGAGGCACAAGATACGCTATACGATTACAAGGACCTTCTTGCGGATTTCAATAAAGACATTACTCAGCAACTCAAGGATCAATACAAGACAGAGGAGGAACTTCGCAAGGAAGCCACCGACAAGGCGGTCAAGGACGAAGCCGACAAGCAGCAGAAAATAAAGGACATCAAGCAGCAGGCTTTCAACTTTGGTATTGACCTTTTGGGCGGTATTCTCATGGCGTCCTTGCAGTCCAATAATACCGAGATGCAGGCCATTGACGAGAGGTACGCCCGCGAAATCGAACTGGCAGGCAACAACGAGCAGGCCAAGAAGTCCCTTGAAAAGCGGCGCGAACAGGAACGTAAGGAGGCATTGAAGCGGCAGGAACAGGAGGAGCGTAACCACCGGGTAAAGGTAATCCTTGCTGAGGCTTTGGTCAATTCAGTAAAGGCTTTAGGTCTTCCACCTATCCCCGGTGCGAACTTCATCGCGGCGGCTCAGGCATTGGCCTACGGGGCCTTGCAGGCTGGACTTGTGGGCAAATATAAGGACGGAGGATGGATTTCAGGGCCGGGAACACCTACCAGCGACTCGGTGCCGATCCTTGCCTCCCGTGACGAGTTCATGGTCAACGCGGCGGCGGCGGCTCAGTCCCCGAACCTTTTGGAGGCCATCAACGACCGCAAGATCAACGACAACATCCTTCGGGCGGTAGCTTCAACCGGAGGCCGTCAGGTCAATATCCTGGACGACTCGCGCATCGTTAAGGCCATACAGGAAAACCGGGTCGATTACATCAATCACGGCTATACGCTCATGAAGGTTCAAAAGTCGGGCGAGAATTTCAAGCGCATGATTCGGTCTAAAATTCAGGGCTACTAAATGGGCTTCCCGTTATTTCGTTTCACCCTCAACAACTCCATTGCCGGGAGTTTGCAGATTTCCGAACCTGGCGGATGGGACGAGGCCGTATTGAAACTTGAACGCAATCAGGAATTTCATTCTTTGGTTGAGTTCTACGATCAGCCGCTCACCTTCTACGGGCAGAGTTCCAACGGAAACGGGGGATTGGATTACATCCGCGAGATTGAACGCAGCCAGGGTCCGGATGCTCAGATTACTATTTTGATTGAAATCAGCCAGGATGAAGGAGTGACGTATGAAACGGTATTCGACGGGCTGATTGATATCACATCGTGCAAAGAAGTTGATTTCTACAAGGCCGAGTATGGTATAATCCGGAATGACTTCTGGCAGAAGTTTATCAACCGGAAAAGTACGCCGGTGAATATGGGGGCCAGTACTGACGTAGATGGTAATGCGATAACGAGTATTTTGCCATCAACGCTGACGCTCACAAGTCAGAAGATCAGACAAACATTTGAGAGGAGACAGGAATCAACCTTTCCTGATAACATTTCAAGTGTATCATTTGGTACAACAAATTACCTGATTTGGGGTAACACAAATCCTGTAATTGATGAGATCACACAGCGCGTTGAGTATGGCACTCAAGTAAGTTCAGAGCTTCCGACAACGGCAGAAAAGTACCTTTGGAAATTTGATTATGCGGGTGACTACGCCATTGACCTTAACATCAAATACTATATTGGATTTGGGGCATCACGCACCTATGATCTTCGCTGGTATTATGCTTACAAGGTCGGTGGAGTTTTGACAGGACTTACACAGATTGGAGCGACTATTTCAGGAACGGCCATTGACGTTACCTGGTCGGCAGGCTCACCTCATACGCTTTCAACAACACTCACATTTTCAGAGGGAGGGGCCGAACTATACATTTATGGCACACTGGTACTTTCTTCGGCAAGTACTGGCGGGAGTTATTTCCCTGATTTTGATAACGATCCTGGCGCACCGTTTGATCCGGTTTACACAACACTGACAATTGATGCAGATACTACCTATCCAAATACCACGGCCAACGCCTACCAGGTATTGAACGCCGCGCGGTCCATTGCCTCAAAGATTACCGGAAGCTATCCATGTATTCAATCAGATTACCTGCTTTCGGCTTCCGGATGCGGTCACAATTACGCGGTAACTAAGGGCCTTTACGTTCGTGGTTACAATACGACGGATAAACCTTTCTACATGAGTTTCGACGATTGGTGGAAAGGATTCAATCCGATTTTATGCCTTGGCCTTGGATACGTGAACGGGGCCGATGAAATCGAAATCGAGCCGCGTAGTGAGTTTTACGATCCCGTGCCGGTTCTGAACCTGGACTATGTCAACAACATCGAACGAAGCTGGGACACCCGACTTGTTTTCAAGACGGTGGAGGTTGGTTATGAAAAATGGTCGGCTGAATCAGGATCAGGTATTGACGATCCACAGACAAAGCACACGTACAATACACGGTTTAAAACAGTCGGGGAGGATATCAAGATGCTTTCCAAATTCTACGCTGCTTCACTTGGAATTGAGCAGACACGCCGCAATCGTGTTGAGTTTGGCAAAGATTGGCGGCTTGATGAGGACTTAATGGTGATCGCTTTGCAGAGGGCGGATAACTCACTGCCGGAACTTGGAAACGGCCCATACACCGGCGGAATTACCGATCTGCTCAATTTTGCTACCCGCTACAATGTACGGATCACCCCGGCCAGGAACCTGATCCGTTGGCGGGATTTCTTATCTGGGTGCCTGAAATGGTATTATGACGCTGACGGCCTTGGGACCAGGCTTGGCTTCCAGTTTGCAAGCGGAGAGGGTAACGTAGAAACGTCCAGCACCCTGGCAAGTACCGATTGCGAATATGACGACTACGCCTGGGATGCCCCGACTTTATCACTTTACGGGCTTCATTCGGTCACGGAAAATTCCAATATCACACCGAGCGAAAACTACCTTTTCGTCCCGATCCTATACGAGTTTGAACACCCGTTAACCTGGGAGGAGTACAAAGCAATCCAGGCATACCGGAAGAAGGCAATCGGTGTATCGCGGACTAATTCAGGCCATGCGCCGTGTTTTATTATGAACCTTGAATATCAGATTACCAAAGGAAAGGCTAAATTTACAGTACTTTTAGGGCAATCTGAGCCAATATGACCATAAGCGATTCAATACCGGTTCAGTTCTGGGACATTGACGAGGAAACCTTCAATGAAAAGGCCGTTTGCGGAATGGTGAAGCAGGACTGTTTTTGTCAGCCGTTCCAATGTTCAGACACAATAAAAATTCAATTCTACGACCCTAACCCTTTCCATTGGGGCCTTCATGTTTTTGATACAAGCGATCAACTCATCACTGAAATAGATTTCGAGGAGATTGCCACCGGCTACTGGCAGACTGACGCGGCACTTGACGGTAGCCCATGCGATCAGAAGGTATATTTCAAGATTCAGAAATCCGAGGTTTTTTCGGATGGTACGTTTGATTTTGGTAATGGCTATTCTGTTATTACTACCGATGCCCAATTAGGAGATGCTTGGAGTATTGGTGGGGGTGTTTTTGGTGGCGGGCTTGGTACATGGAGTCATTCATCATACTTGGGTAATTTAGCCGCGTATGTCACATTAACCACTGCTCAATCGGCTAGTCCCAAAACAATTGCCCCATTGGTTCACAGATTTGAGCAAATACAATATGCTTTCAGAAACTTTTCGTATTCCTTTAGACAAGGGTCATGGTCAACCACATTTGGATCATGGACGGGAGGTACAATTGAGGCAGTTTACTACCTTGATGGGTCCGAGATTGGGACGCAAGTGATTGTTAGTAGCCTGAGTCAAAACACATCATATTCAGGAACTTTTAACACATCACTATCTGGATGGAATGCCATAGGCATAAGGATAAAATGGACCTCTTCTGGTTCGCCATTTCTTGGGACTAATGAAATGTATGTATTGACTTTTGACATTAACGGATCATTAGGATCCGAATACGTTGCAAAATCAGACTGCATTGAATTGAGGGAAACGCAGGATTGTACCGTCCTGATCGAGTATGAAAACACCTCCAACTTTGATGGCGTTAACTACGAGGCCGGAAGCCCTGGCCCATCCTTTCAACTGCGTATCCCGGCAATGTTCTTCGAGGAGGAAAACCCACAGGAACAGGAGGATTTGGAGCTTTCCAACGGGGTGATCGTTACCCTGCGGCAGTCGATTGTGGAGAAGCGGAAGATGGAAACCGGCTTCATGCCCAATTATATGCACCGCAAACTGCAAAAGATACTCATGCACGACAGCGTCTACATCGATGGGGACTACTGGAAAAAGCGGGATTCCTACGATACCTCGCCGGTCAAAAAGTACAATCTAAAAACCGCTTCGGTGTTCCTTACAAAATATGACTCCGTTGAAAAGAATACGATTTAATGCTATAACTTTGTCCTGAATCCGGCCCCGGATTACCCGATGCCATCCCTGGCATAAGTCCCAATCTAAAAAAATTATTCAATGAACATTTTTTGTGAACAAAACCAGTCTGACTATGTTCAGATGGATTGCGGGATCGACCAGGCGGGGATCGTGGCGGTCGGTTTCATCGACACAACGGTAACCACTCCCACCAAGGTGAACCTTGAATCGGAAGGATGGTACACCAACCTGCTTAACCAAAGCCCTCCGCAGTTGTACGTGGCCACCAAGACGCGCGGCGAGTATCCCGGAGGTACCCCTACCGAGGAGGACGGTTTCGGCAAAGAGTCTACCCAGGTGACCGGCGCGGCCCACGAGGCAACGATCGAGTTTGAGGGTATCGACGACAACCGCCTCTTTGTCGAGGGCATCAACTCGAAGAAGTGGAAAATGGTGTTCATCACCAACGGCGGAAAAGGTATCTACATCGACGCCCCGGTGACCCCTTACGGGAAACTGAACGTCCCGCGTGGCATCACGACGGCGGCCTTCTGGATGATGACCCTAAAGTGGCAATCATTCGAGAATCCGGTAGTTTTTGACGCTCCTGATAACATCTTTGACGAATAGGGGCGGGATTGAATCATAAACCCTCCCCCGTTCTATGGAGATAGTAGACGTTACAACCGTTGTCGACGCTTCGTTTGTCGAGTCCCTGAAGAAAATCATCAAGGACCCGGAGAAGGACGACTATAAGCATGAGAATTACAAAGAATGTAAGGACCATGCCGAAGAAATGTCCTGGCACGTTTACGGCACCAAGCCGGAGCGACTGCTCAAGCGCACGCGTCCCCGCGAGGACCCGGCAATTACCACCTACCGGATAGAATCTTACGAACCCATCACGCAGTCGGTTTGCAAGAAAGCCCTTGCCATCGTCCACAAGATTTTCGACCCTAACCTGTACTCGATTCGCTTTGAACAAAGCAAACAGGCCGAGGAGTTGAAAAAATACACCCTTGAGGACTACCCGCAATTCAACACGATTGTAAACTACCTGGCCAACTACATCCTCAAAAAGATGGTTGCCGACCCCAACGCAATCATTTTAGTCCAGCCGCTTCGGTATGATATTTTAGGATCGGAACGCGTCCAACCCATTGCAAGCTGCTACCATTCGCGCGACATATTCATGCGCGGGATGGATTACGTCCTACTGTTCGATAAACTCGTGTCTACCGAAAAAGGCGCGAAACGGTGGTATTTCACCTATGCCGACACCGTAGGGATTTATCATTTTTTCGTTGAACTCTCGGCAGATGGCAGGGATTACCTTTTTACGACCCTTGCCTCCTACGTTCACAACTTCGGAGAACTGCCAGTATGGTCTCTGACCGGTGACTATTCAGATAGCAAAATCGGCTGTTACCAGTCGTATTTCTACGCGGCAGTGCCTTTCTGGAACGAGGCTATCAACGATCATTCCGACGTTACCGGGGCCTACCGGATGCACATGTGGCCCCAAAAGTGGGAGGTTGCCGACGAGTGCGAATACGTGGAGCGGACCGAGGGAGGCAACTACCCCTGCAACGGTGGGTATATTTTCAACGGTCAGGATAAATACAAATGCCCTGGATGCAATGGAAGTGGCTATAAGACCGCGAAAAGCCCGTATGAAAGCCACCTGGTCAATCGCGACAAGTTCCTGAACGCTGAGGGCGGAGCCGGTAACATTCAGCCGCCTTTTGGCTATGTGACCGTGCCGGTAGAGGCCACCAAGATGCTCGAAGATAAGGCCGACAAGAACCTGATGAAGGGGCTCGAAGCCCTTTCGATGGACGTAGTTAACGAGATCGGCCTGAACCAGTCCGGCAAGGCAAAGGAGATGGACCGCACGGAGCTGAACGATTTCCTGAAGCGGATTTCCTCGGTCATGTTCGACACCCACATGACCAATATTTACTACTTCTTCACCCGGTACATGTTCGGTGTTTCCGACCCGGAGAAGGTAGAGACCATCCAACCGGAGATTTCCAAGCCTACGCAGTTCGACGTTTATTCGTCCACCGAGTTGACCGAACAGTTCGCCAAATCTAAGGAGGCAAAACTCAATCCGTCTTACCTGGCCGTTAAGCAGGTGGAGATTCAAAACAAGGAATTTTCAACGCATCCCCAGCTTTTGGCGCGGCTCAACCTTGAAATTTCCCTCGATCCACTGGCCGAGGTTTCAACGGATGAAATTTCCCTCATGCTCACCAATGGAACCATCGAGCAAACGACGGCCATAATTCACGACAATATCAGGCTTTTTGTGGCGCAAGCCATCGAAGAAAACAAAGGCTTTGAGGAGTTGGAGCGCATGAAGCAGTGGGAAATTTTGAAAGAATACGCCGAGGAAGTTATCGAGGCCAACAAGGTCAAGATCGATGAGTCAATGATTGAGCCGAAAGACACCGGGGAAGAAGAACCTAAAGAGCCAGAAGAAGTAAACCAGGAGTAAGATGGCCGATACCAAAATATCGGCGATGGCCGCAGCAACTAGCCTGAACACTGCCAAATTCCCGGTAGTTGAATCTGGCACCAATAAGACAGGAGAAATATCTTCGGACACCACACTTGCTGATAATTCAGATGCAAAAGTTCCTACCCAAAAAGCAGTTAAGGCATACGCGGATACAAAGGCCGGACTTTCACACGGTCACGCTATTGGAGACATCACAAATCTTCAGACGGCACTTGATGGAAAAGCAGCCGCACTTGGTTCAGATGACAACTATGTAACTGACGCGGAGAAGGTTAAACTCTCTAATCTTTCGGGGACTAATACGGGGGATCAGGATTTAAGCGGGTACGCTTTAACCTCACATAATCACGCGGGTGTATATCAGCCAGCAGATACACAGCTTACTTCTTTGGCTGGCCTTTCTTATGCAGGGAATGCCCAAAAGGTAGTAAGGGTAAACGCCGGAGAGACTGACTTTGAACTAGCAACACTTGCGGGTGGTGGTGATGTGGTGGGTAATGATACTTCGGTATCTGTTCAAAATATAGTAGCCTATGCCCATGTAGGAGGAAAGCAGATAACTGAATTAACGGGTACGGCGGGGGATATGCTGATTTATGACGGTGGCCTGTCCTCATGGGTAAAACTAGCTAAAGGTGCAATAGGTCAGGTTCTTCAAATGGACTCATCGGCGGCTTCCCCTGCGTGGACCTATGGGGGTTTAATTCATTCGTCCAAGAGTACAGGGGTAACTACTACCGGAGCCAACACTACCCCGGTGAGCGTTTCGGGTGCTGTTTTTACATACGCGGCCAACGCTGTTTATAAGATTTGGGTCATGGGTCGCCTTAATTCTGCGGCGGCTACTACGGGTATGGGTTTGCAGTTTGACCTATCTAGTGCGGTGACGGCGATAGACGTACAATTCTATCATACTCTTGCGGCTACTGGAACACTTAGCGGGGGTAACTCTATTGCAGATGACGCATCCGCAGGGGTCTCTTCCGGTGTACCTGCTGGCCCCCTTGACGTACCTGTAACGGGTGAGGGTCTTTTGGTGACGGGAGCAAATACAGGGACTTGTCAGTTAAGACTTAGGAGTGAGACAACTGCGGTAACGGAACTTTTAGCAGGCACGGTAATGTGCGTTTGGAGGGTAGCATGAAAATTCTACTTGAAAACGGAACAGATTATTTTCTTCTTGAGGATTCAAGCGGAGTAATACTTACAGAAACCGTTACCATTGTAAAAACCGTAAGACCTCGTCCTGTTTCAAGAAAGAAAAAACTAGGAGGCTGGGCATTTCATAAGCGATGACCCCGGATAAACTATCCATAAAGATTGATGAAATTGTTTCATCCTTTGAATCCCGCTTTGCCAATCAGGTAGGCAAGACGCAAGGGGCCGTTTTTGACAAAATCCAGGTACTCCTCAACCGGCTCGAACTCAACGCAGACGGGACCATCAAACAGAACCAAGCCAACCGGAAAATACTGGCAAGGGCTGACGAGGCCCTGGAACGCGCTTTAAAGCAGTCCGGCTACTATGCCTCCCTGGATGCCACTGCCTCGTCGATCGGGGCCCTGACGGGCGCAAACTCGGCCTATTTCAAGACTTTGGTGGATGGTTTCAAACCCTCCGCCCAGTACATCAAAACCCTGCAAAGCCAAACGATCACCCAGTTGGAGGACATGCTGGCCAATGACGGACTGGAAACGGTCCTAAAGGCCCCCATCCGGAACATCCTGAATCAAAACATCAATACCGGAGCGTCATACAATGACCTTTTGAAGCAGCTTCGGACATTCATCACCGGCAATGAGGACGTAGAGGGGAAACTCATGCGGTACTCCAAGCAGATTACCACCGATTCGCTGTTCAATTACAGTCGGGCGTTTCAGGAGTCGGTTTCACAAAAGACCGGCCTTGAGTGGGTGCAATACGTCGGTGGGGCCGTGAAGGATTCGCGGAACTTCTGCCTTTCCAGGATGGGTGGCTACTACAAAAAGGAAGACGTTGAGAAGTGGGCAAAACAGAACTGGGCCGGGAAACGCGAAGGGACAACGGCCAGCACGATTTTCATCTATGCGGGCGGCTACAATTGCCGGCACCAAATCATTTACGTTAGCGAGGCGGCGGTGCCCAAGGTAAACAAGCAATCCAAGGAACTCATCGCCAGGGCAAAAACCGTAGGCCAGGAATTGCAGGACATGGGGGAGAAGGTGGCCAAGAAATACAACGCTGAAATTACCCCGCTCAATCACAAGGGCTACGAGTCAATGGTAAGAAAAGCAAACGACGAATTGAAAGGCAATGTCTTTCGCGTGAAAGATGCGGTACGAAATACCATTGTAACGGATGCCGAGAATATCAAGGACGTTGCAAATGACGTGGGAAAATTTGGCGTCAAGGGCCTAAAGGTTCAAAACTACGATTCGGGATATCGTGGCTACATCACCAATCCGAGGCTATCAAATGGGGTTATTGGCGAAATACAGGTAAACACCCATGAAATGATTTTCGCCAAAGAGGAACCGACCATTGCCAAGATGATTATCGGTGAGGATAAATGGAACGAGATTGCAAAAAAAACCGGCCTGCCCGGTGGACTTGGTCACAAGTACTACGAGCAAGACCGGAAAATTATTATCGATCCGGAAAAACCTGATCCAATCAACGACCAGATCAACCTAAAACTAAAGGATGAAATACGGGAGAAGTCGCGGGCCTATTACAGTAAATTCTATTACAGCTATCCGAAGTCTTGGCCTTAGAAGTTGTTGAACTCCTCTTCGGTGATTTCGTGGCCGCACTGGATGGCGTTATATGCCGACTCCTCGCTGGTCAAAATCTGAAAGGGGGTTTCTCCGGGGAACTTCTTCATCGTGTACTTCCCCCGAATCATGTAGGCCGCGTCGGTGTCGCAGATGTCATTCAGATACACTACTTCGCCCTTGGCTATCCTGGCCCACAGTTCCGATGATGTTATTTTTTTCATAGTCCTCTACAAATTTAAGTAATACCGTCTCGATTAAGTTCGTTGCGGTGCGGTTTTCTTTACTGGCAATGTACCTGACCTTAGCGATCAGGGATTCATTGAGCCTCATGGTGTGCATTTTTCTCATGGCTGGGCGATTAGGTTCTTTGCCGTTTGAATGTTCCAGGGTTTGAGGTACGCCATCCACGCGCCTACTGAGGGTGCCCACCGGAAACCGTTCCGCTTCAACTGTGTGCGCTTCTCTTCGCTCGGCTTGCCGGGGAAGAACAATTGCACCCGGTTATCCTCCGGAGACACGACCAGCCGCACCCCGTTAACCTCTTCCTCACTGTGGGGGATAGATTCAACCTTCTTGAGTTGGGCGATCCTCTGGGCGATCCGCTTCATGTTGGCGTTGTTGTTGGTCAGTTCATAGCGCGGGATTCCGGGGCCGCTAAAGGTTTCCGTTGACAGGAATTTTTGCGCCACCACTTCGCTCACCCCAAGGATGACCATTTTTTCAACTTTTTGATTGTCGGAGAGTTTTTTGGACTTGACGATCTTGTTCACCGCCTTGAAAAGTTCCTGTTTCTTGGTCAGCTTTTCAAGTTTGGCCTGCAACAGTTCCAGGGCGTTAGGATTGTCCGAACTGATCGCCGTGTTGGATTCCATCGCTTCGGCCTTTTCGGCATAGTAGGCTGCCTTTTTATCGGCTTCGATACTGGCCCTCATGGCGTTGTCAATGCGCTCAATATCGCGGCGGTGCCGCTTCTCACTGTGGTGACCCACAAGGATTGGCTGGCCCATCGGGATCATACTACCGATTGCGGTAGCGCGTGTGAACGATGCTTTTGACAGGTCGGCGTTTTTCGCGGCCAGGCGTTCATAGGCTTCTTTCCGTGCCTCGCGTTTTTCTTCAAAGTTGCTTTTCATGGTTCTGGGATTATGCGTAGTGAGATTGATATTTTGGTTTTCCTTCGTACTTGCTGATCCATCCGTGACGGCTCTTTATGTAAACCTTGCCATTCGACAACACCTGCAAGGTCTTGGTCACTGCCTCACCGATGAAGTTGTCAACGTCAGGGGCTACAAACTCGGACATCGAAGAGTAGCCGGGTTGGTGACTGGCTATCTGGCCAATCTCACGGATTTTCACCGACTTGGGGCCGACGGCCACTACCTGGTAAAAGTCGATGTTCGTTTGTTCCCATCCCCAAGAGTCATACAACACGTCGCCGACTTTGAAGGGGTTGACCATGTTTTTCCTGGCTTCGGCCTTGGCTTTCTTCCGGTTTTCGCTCCGTGCCTCGATGTGGGCCTGCATCGCGTAGAAGTTGTCGATGTAGGTCTGGCGCGCTTGGGCGGTTTTAAACCGGTAGTTGAACTCGACGGTCTCGTTAAACCGGCCTTTCGGAGTCATGCGGAACATGATTGCGAAGTACTGGACTTGGCCCATCACCTCTTTTTCGCTGGTTTGTAATCTGAATTTGTTCATAAAATTGGGTTTTTATTGCTCCCAGTTCGCCATCGAAGGCCACGCCTAAAGCGGAAGGGATTTCCGACCCGGATGCCAGCCAGGTCATTGTCACGAGGCAGTTCTGGGAGCGTCGCTCAACCCGCTCCTCCCACATATCAAAGATAGTATGTACGTCATACATACGCAAATAATTTAGTAATTATTTTATACGATTTTAGCCTGATTTGGCACATTGGCCCAAATTGCCCTAAATTTGAAGGAACCAAACACAAAAAATTTATGGCAAATGAACTCGTCCAGGTTGAGCTGATCGCCAACCCGGCAGTTAAAAGGACGATGACAATGGCATCGTACAGGAACAACTCCCACAAATGGCGCATTTCAGGCGCAGAGCAAGTACAAGCCCCACAGGTGCAAAAAAAAAGTGTAGAACCTGCGGCGGCGGTTAACCAAACGGCGGGACTTCCAAACCCCGGAGTAGTGGAAATCAAATCCATCTCTACCCAGGGCGGTGAAACAGACTTCATCGGAGACCCCACAACAACGGCCACAGAAGGCGCGGAAAATGTAACCACTACGATTGAGCCCACCGGGCTGATCGATGGCCTACGCGCCCAATACAAGGCCTCAACGGGCAAAGACGCCGACAAACGATGGGGCGTCAAGAAACTTTCCGAAGAAATCAAAAACCTTAACACCCCCGCCTAATGAAACTCAACGAATGGCTTTTGCCGATTGTCTCCCAGCTTTTCGAGAAGAAAGAAGAAGCTGACCTGTTTGTTTCCGCCTCGGCCCTCAAAGACATCGACGTTCCGGACGATGTGGCGGCCAGGTTCAATCAAAAGTTCCTCACCAAGGAGCGGGCCTTCACTGACGAGGATATCGTCAAGAAGTTCAACATCGACGCGCGCGGACGTGTTTTCGATTCCGTTGACCTGAAAATCAAGAAGTTCATCGGCAAACTCTCCGCCGAGGACCAGGCGGCGATCAACGCCGAGCCCAACACGTTACTCAAACTCGAACTGCTCGACAAGGCCCTGGACAACCTGGGCAAAAACGACGACGTGAAGAAAATCAACGAGCAGTGGCGCAAGCGCGAGGAAGACCTACACGAAAAAATTAAAGGTCTTGAGGACGTTGTGAAGGAAAAAGATAATAACTTTGCAAAGCAGGTTAAGGACATCCAGATCGACTATGCACTCAAAAACAAGTTGTATGGATTCCAGCTTGCACCGGAATTTGACACCGAGGAACATAAAAACTTCCTAGCCGAAAGCACAATCAACTCACTGAAAAAGAACTTTTTGGTCGAGTTGGATGAAAAAGACCCATCGATCTTGCATCTACGCAAAAACGTAGACGGGCAGATAACCGAAGTATTTGAGGGCAATACGAAAGTAACCCTAGAAGATCACCTCAGAAAGAAATACGAGCCGTACTTGAAAAAGAGTACCGGCGGTAAAGGTGATAATCCTCCTCCCCCTCCTGCTTCAAAGGTTCCTGCTTCCGCACCTACCGATCGACCTTTAACCCTTCGGGAAAAAATGCTGGCACAGGCCCCACAGAGTTAGGTTTCGCGGGGAGATTTTTTCAACCACTATCTCCCATGAAATTCTCCAAAAATCCCCTTGCGTGGGCATTTTCCCTCGCATTCGTTCTCTACGTTGTCCTGACCGGTGATGCGGACGGCAGCGTGTTGATCCTGGCAACTTCCCCTTTTGTGGACCTTGCCGGTGCCTGTGCGCAGATTACGCGCCAACTTTCCGACCTGACCAAGCAAAACACCCCTTTCGGCCTCTCGCGCCGGACCGGTGCGCTTGACCTGGTTCTTTCCCCGGATAACGGATCGATCAAACTTGACCTGACCAATACCCAAATGGGTAAGAAGTACGTCAAGACCAAACTCCACTACAAGACCCGCACCAAGTCCTGCGAATGGCTCACGGATGCCAACGTGCCGAGCGTCTGCGATCAGGGCGACGAGCCGGAGGAAAACAGCGTGACGGTAAACATCAACAAGCATTTTTCTTCGCCCCTGCGCTCGTTCTCCAATTCCAACATGGTGAACATCTGCCAGGACACCCAGCAGTTTGTCAATGAGTACATCCTCAACGACATGCGCGCCGGTCGCGAGAAGATTGATGAGTACATCCTCTCGCAAATCGACTCCAACGTGGGCCGGATCACCCACCAGGACGGCAGTGCCGACACCCCTCCCGGCGGTCACAAGATGAAGCGGATTCTCGGAACCGATGCCACCACTGGCACCCAGGTTCCCCTGTTCGCCAACTACGCCGACGTGTTGCTGGATTACCAGTACAACCAATTCAACGGCGTGCCGATGCTCCTGGGCGACGGATACCTGCAAAAGTTCTTCATGCTCTCGAAATTCTCGTGTTGCAACGCCGACGGAGTGGCCTATGATTCGGCCATTGCCGAGGCTGGCGCGGCCTTCTATCTCGACCCGGCAGCTTCCACCTACTTCGGTGCGAACAGCTTTGTCATGGTCGCCCCCAACACGGTCCACCTGATGTGGTTCAACGAAAACGCGAACGTGAACATCGATACCCCGCTGCGCCGGCAGATTGTGGTCAACGACCCGATTTACCCGTCCCTGAAGTGGGACCTGGATTTCGAGTACACCTGCGACAAGGTGTGGACCTACAAGATCAGCGCATGGGCTGACACGTTCTTCGCCATCCAGTCCGACGCCTTCGGCACGGACAACTCCCCGCAGACTTCCTGCGAGGACCAACTGGCCGGCGTGAATGGTATCTTCGGATACACGGCAACCAACGCGTAAGCATGAGTTTTAGCGGATACATCACCGCTTCAACCGATACACCCTCCAAGTCCGGCCTTTACTTTACGGACTTGGCGGGTTGTACCGTTTCTTTGCTCGATGACCTGACCAAAGAGGACCACGACGATTGGGAGGACTGTTTCGACTACCTCTATAAGACTGCCCAGCGAAACCTGCGCATCGACATGCAACGCGCGCTGGCTAACCGGTTCCACATCGACAAGAAGCTGATTACCCGCGAAACATCCGAGTTTAAAGACGACTACAATGGGTATTCCGGGCTCGCTGGCGTTAAAATCCAGGTTGCCCTACCCAAGTATGCCCGCCTGCAAATTCTCTCAATAGGGGTCAATTCTGCGACAACCGGGGCCGTTTCTTTCTACGTCTACAAGGAAGACACAACCGGGGACTTGCTTTCCACCATTTCAGCGACTCTTACCGGCGGAAAACAGACCGTCGAGGTATTCGAGGAGTTTGAGGAGGAGGAAATCATGGTAGCCTACAATGCGACCACTGTTTCGCTGAAAGAAACCCAAAACCGGTATTATGATTCAGACAGTGTAACCACCGACAAAAACTGCGAATTTGACTGCGGCAACGGTGACCCCGGCCTGGTTATCCAGGTCAACGGCGGGGGACTCAATGTGAAGTTCATCCTATACTGCTCGATTGAAAAGTTCATCCTGGAAAACCTTCCATTGTTTCAATTCGCGCTTCTCTACCGTTTGGGCGTGGACACGATGAAAGAACGGCTGACCACCCAAAGGGTCAACTTAACGACGGTATTGACCGAGGAACGGGCAAAGGAACTTATGACAGTCCATAATGAGGACTACAAGGCGGCTCTTGACGCGGCTACCATGTCAATCAAGATGACCGAGGACCCGATTTGTTTTATGTGTAAAAAGACAGTTTCAGCAAAAGTTAATTTACCTTAAAAACCAAAACAATTATGGCAGGAAAAGTAGGAGCACCGTACGGCAACAAGAACGCCGCAGGTAAAAGAGGGGGGGGATTGAAATTCGCCCCTGGAAAAATTCATTATGACTCGCCAAAATTCCAAGCTGCCGCAAGAAGGCAACAACGGGCGGGGTCTAAAACGGCATACGTAATCAAATTCAAATGAAAAAAGGAAAAGGATGTAAAGGCTGCCGGGGCGGCAAGTAATATGGTCACAGGATACGAGGTATTGATCGCAGACATAAACCGCGTCCTTCAAAACGAGCGCGTGTTGATTGCTGCGGCAAATTCGGTCCTGGCGGCTCAGAAAGACAGGATTTTCAACAAAGGGGACGCCACCAACGGATCGAAAATCGGCCAGTATTCAACCAAGCCAATTTCGATTTCGCGCCGGCGGCAGGCCAGGCAGACCGGGAAAACTAGGTTCACCGGCGGTTACCGGGAGTACAAAAGCCTGACCGGGAAAGAGGCTTCCTTCGTGAACCTCCAGGACACGGGGCAGATGATGATGGACCTGGGGACTACGATTGTCGGACGCGGGGAGGTTGGGATCGGATTTTCAAACCAGTTCAATGCCGACAAAAGCTACTGGGCCGAAGAAAAGTATAAAAAGGAGATTTTCTTCACTTCAGATAAGGAAGACGATCTATTCGACAGGGTGATTCAGTTTGAATTAGACAGACAGTTATGATAATCGTACACAGGGGCGAAACGCTCACATCAACGGCCACAGAGGACGAGGTCCTTTTCGTTGAGGTTAACGAAAACGGTGATGTTGTCCCAGTTGGCCGGGAAACGATCATGTTCGAGATGTTGAGCGGCACGGTACAGGTTGCCGTCGGAAAATCGGTCAACACGAGCAAAGCCACATCCCACTCGACAACGGTTGCACCCAAATTTGTCCTTACCATCAAAAACGCTGGCTATGCAGTCGGGGGACCACAGGAAGGAAACAGGACAAATCTTCGGGTTGTTGGTGTTGGAACAATTGACTGCAATTGGTAGACCTGATCGAATATATCGACAACTCGATCAAGAACTGCGTGACCGAATCGAAGCAGTTTGGGCTCTGCCATTTACTGCAAGGTGACAACGAGACTTTCCCAGCCACTATCGAGACCAACGCCAAAAAGGCGGTTCCGGATGACAGGTATCTGGTTGTGACCTATCACCGTTATCTGAACGGAAACATCGACCCGCGCGAAGATTTGTCCTTCGGTACGCGCATCACTGGCCAGAATAATCAGCGTATGCGGATGGTTGTCTTTGTGAGGATCGACCAGGGCGAGACCAAGATCGACGACATCATCAACGCGATGCCGGATAACTTCGAGGTAACCGATTACCAGTTTTGCAATGTGTCTCGCAATATCTCGCTGATCCGTGACCGGGATTCTGTTTGGACTGCGGAGTTTTCGCAAGCCTATAAAGACCGGTATCAAAAGAAATGGAACGTGTACGCCGTAGAATACGACCTTCAATACATCAAGTGTAATGTCTGCGTTTAAAACATACAAAGGCGGTCGCCTGGATTTGGAACACTATCGGGGGATGACGATTTCATCCTACGCGATAGACGTTTACAATGACGACGACACGGATTTCGACCTGGACACTTACGACGACATCTACTACAAGGTGTTTGAAAAGATTCACGGTACGGAAGTTTTGAGCGGGCACCTTTACGATGGTCGTGTCGGTGTTGACTCTCCGGCGGGGAATACGCTTTACCTCAATTTTACCGATGAACTCATGACGCTCCGCCCGAAAGAGTACTGGCATGAATGCTATGGAACTCGCGGGAATGGCGCGGTCAAGGAATTGATTTTTCAAGGAGCAAGCCCTGTGATATGACTCGCGTAACGGTAAGAACACGAAACCCAAGCGTCCAAACGGAGAATCCAGGCTCTTCCGTTTCCGCCGCCACCCAATCGGAGGTAAACGCGGGGACGGAGACGGCTAAATATGTTTCTCCTGCGACTTTACAGGGACGGGTAGATACAGACGGGACTTTAGCGGCTAACTCAGACGTAAAAATCCCCTCACAGAAAGCGGTTAAGACTTATGTCGATGCTAACGGTGGAGGCGGTGTTTCAACCATAACAGAAAAAAAACAATACTATCGTGGTGAGTTTAGGATTAACAGACTTATAAATACTTCCACCGGGGCCACCTCATCAAACACAACGTATGACACTACTGATTATATAGAAATTGAACCGGGAACAGAAATAACTATAAGGCTTAATACTGGTGGTAGTTTTACTTGCTATGGCTGGACATATACGTCTGCGCTCATAGCAATAAGCGAGATCAGATCAAATTCATTAATAGGGACTTCGGTAACTACTTATTCATTTACAACTCCTGCCAATGCAAAATATATCCAAATTTACTGCCGATATGGAGGAACTGGCTCTATCAGCTCAGTTGGTTTCCGTCCTAATCTTGTAATTGAGAGGTCTTCAGAAAGCACACATAATGCAATTATAAAGCCAGAGGATTATTCAGGTACTGATCTTTCAAAAATACAGCAAGCTATTGACGCGGCCAGGTGGACAAGTGCAATAGTCGAGCTAAATGATTACTATGAAATAAGTGGGGCAATTATAGTTTATAGCGGCACAAGATTAAAAATAAATGGAAGAGTAAAGGCGGCTGTCGGATTCAGAGACAACTTCATTAGAAATGAGGCCGTAGCTGACCCAATCAATATATTCACAAGAGGGAATAAATACATTGAGATATTTGGCTCCGGCTCTATTGAGGGGAGCGATGAAAACTGGGGATCAGATAACCCCGCCGATGTGGGCACTTACAGATGGAAGTCAATAGGCATATTTTTGGCAAATGTCGAGTTTTTTAAAATTGACGGGCTGAGGCTTGTTTCGACGCCAAGTTGGGGCATATCTGTTGAACAATGTAGATATGGACTTATAACCAATTTGACTTATAACCAGGATGGAAGGCAAAATAACCAAGACGGAATAAATATAAGAAGGGGATCGCATCACATTTCTGTAAGGAATATATACGGGACTACATATGATGATGTGGTTGCCATGACAAATCTGGAGCTTTCCCCGACTATAAATATTCTTGGCAGCACTATTTACGAACCCTATTCAACTGAATTAACAATTCATAACATTGTTGTTGAGAATATACATACTTTAGTTGAGTACAAATTTTCACTTTCTCCTCCATTATACGGAGGTGGTGTTTTGGTTCTTTGCGAGGATGGGTTGAAGTGTCGGGATATTTCAATAAGGAATATTACCAATGAATACGCCCACGTCTATATTGGTTTCCATACATATCAATATTGGGTCACCACTCAATGCGCTTTAGGTGACATGACAAATATAAATGTCACAGATTGCAATTCTGCCGTTTACATAAGGAGACCTATATCTGGTTGTAGTTTTATTAACTGCAAGACATTTGACCAAACTGTAATAAATAAGTCTGTTGCAATTCCATTAACAAGCACTAATGTATTAAGGAAATACCCGGATAACAACTTTGAGTATTTTACTTCGGTTGATACGCTTGACCCAACAACGATTTCAAACTGCTTAATGTGGTTTGATGCCGCCGATTCCTCAAGCCTTACTTACGATGGAAGCAATAATATAAGTCAATGGAACGACAAGAGTGGCAATGCCCTTCACGTTACTGCATCTGGGAGTAATAGACCAACCTATTTGCCGCTTGGTGCAATAATGAGAAAGGGTGGGGTTCAGTTTAACGGAACTTCTCACGCTCTTAGGAGAGCAAAAATTGCAAATATGCAATCACAGTCCGGGTTAACTGTCTTTATGGTTGGAGGCAATCAGGGTTCCCAAAAGGGCGGCGGGCTTTTGTTTCATGGTTATGATACTACAAATAGGACTGTTGTAACAAACAACTACGAGGTTGATACACTTTCATACGGGATTTTATCTGCGGGCACATCTGCACAGGGTACTTTCTCTTTAGGGCAATTAACGCTTCAAAGAACAGATATTGTTTTTGATGGTTCATTAAGTGGCAACTCTAATAGGTTGAAAATGTGGGTTAATGGACTTCAAAGGACATTAACATTTACGGGCACAATACCGGCTACTACCGAAAGTCATGCAAGTAGTGTATTTGCTTTGGGTGTATTGGATTTTTCGAGTCCGGTATATATAGCGGGAACTGCCTGCGAAATCATTGTCTATAATAGGGCGTTGACTTCAAATGAAGTATCACAGGTTCAGGCGTATTTAAGTGCTAAATGGGCGTGTTAAAATGAATAAAAAGTTAATTGATTGGTGGGGGGTCTCTACTTCTGATTTGATTATTAGTGAAAACTTTGACAGGGTTAGTGCAGACATTTCGGGAGCATTACCTGTGCCAACTGGTATTTCTAACTGGGTGAAGTTATACGGGAACACGGGCATAATTAGTACCACGCCAGGACAGGGAAAGAATACGTCAAGTAGTGCCGTTTATTCAACAGGTGCTGGCGTTAGAAATGTCGACATTAGTATCGTATGCTCAGTAATAACATCCAATTTATATATTCAATTTGCGGAAGCCGATATTAATAATAGATTTATAGCACGACTTAATAGTGGACAAATTGACCAGAGGTTAGGCGGTGTTTCAACCATTCCATTTGTCGGGAGCGGGAGTACTTCAAATGGGGATACTATGAGATTCGTCCTGAATGGTACTAGCCTGAAAATTTATAGAAACACAACTCTATTAAATGACGCAGTTGTTAGTGCTTCTGTGAATGGGACAAACGTGGGTATTTTGTTTTTTCCCTTAGATACTACTGCAAGGGTGGATGATTTTATTGTAAGAAGAGTATAATCCAATGGAACAAGTCCAGCAGGAACTAATAAGGAGTAACTAACATGGAACACGACGACAGCCAACTTCTCGCCCGTTTGGATGAGCGATCCGAAAACATGGAAAAGACGCTTAATGCCATCTTAGCTCAAACTAAAATAACTAATGGCAGGGTAACAGCCTTGGAGACTCAAGTCAATGAAATAAAAACTTGGCGCGAGGTCTTACGGGGCCAATGGAAGCTGGTTATAGGAGCCGCCGGGGTGACGGGAGCCATTATTGCCTTTATCATTGACCACTTCCTGAAATGAACCTAAGCCCACGGATATCCCTTTTAACGGCCACCAAGTCCGACACGGCTATCAGGTTGGGGATAGATAATACTCCCAATCAGGTACAATTAGAGAACATGACAAGGGTATCAGGTAAAGTAATTGAGCCTATTTTATCACGATACCCGATGGCGTTTGTTAGTTCTTTTTTCCGTTCTCCGGCCCTTAACAGGAAGATAGGCGGGGCTAAGAACTCACAGCACATGACTGGCGAGGCCGTTGACATTGATTCACCTGATAACAGGGCAAACCTGGATATCTTCAACTTCGCGAAAGAGTATTTGACTTTTGACCAGTTGATTTTGGAAGCCCCTGACGCTTCCGGCGTTCCTTCATGGGTGCATATCAGTTTGAAGGAGAAAGATAACCGGGGTCAGATATTGGTCTTTCTAGCGTCAACCAAAAAGTATCTACCCTTTGGGGAGTGGAGGCCAGGGATGGTATGAAGATCGTTAGAGACACCCTAAAGAACCCCAAGACGGGAGAATGGAGCCGGAAGAATCTGACTTCGTTTACCTCTTTGATGTTCGCTATGGCTTACTCGGCTTATGGGATGGCCTTTGACAAGGAGGTACACGAGTTTGTAGTTATCGGCTTCCTTTCGCTTGCGGGAGGGATGCTTGGGGTGAGTTCATGGGAGAAGTTGAACCTAAAAAAACCCACCGGATCGGGAGACGCTTAAAGCGACTCTTGCACCGAGGGGCTCCCGCATTCAGAATAGAACGGATACGCCGCCACAGTCTGACCTTCTGAATTATAGGTAACGCAAACTTAATGAAAAAAACCTTCACATTCCTGCTCCTGATTACCCTCTCCTCCTGCGGTGTTAACTACAACCTGCACCGGATGGCCTACCACAAGCGTATGGCCATCGCCAAAGGCGCGGAGATCAAAAGCGACACGGTATTTACCGACCGGGTATACATCACGCCAGGAGACTCGACAACGGTGTTCCTGCCAGGGGTTACCATCATTCGGGATACCACCATCTACCAGGATCGCATAAAGATCAGGATCAGGCGCGATACCGTGCGGGAGATGATACAGGTCGAGTGCCCGCCAGACACGGTAAAGATTCGCGTGCCCGTGGCTGTCAATGAAACTCTTTGCCCCCCGCCGGACAATAAGTGGAAATGGATCGCCGGAATACTGGCCTGTATTGTTGTTGGGATTGCTTTGATAAAGTCTCGCCAATAAAGCCTGTATCTTGGTTTCATTTCAGTAGGTCAAGGATTCCCTGTGGTTCTATAAAGCCCTTACCCTTTAATCTTTCACACAATGTAATCACCATGTCTAGTTTGGATTGGAGGGCTTCAAATTTATCATTTGCCTCAAGTGAAAGTATGACCATTTGGGAAATGGTGTCTTTCAGCCTCTTGTTCTCCGCTTG